GTAGAAGATACTCCTGCTGTAGAATACGCTACTAAAGACGAAGTTTCAGAACTTAAGGCTATGGTAGAGAAATTAAGAGGTATGATTGAAGCTAAAGAAGAAGCTCAACAAGAAGTTCCACAAGAACTATCTGCTGACGAACCTGCTGAAGCAATCTCTCATTCACCAGAAAACGAAGTAAGTGAGAAGGTTGGTGTTAGATTTTCACCTAATGCAAACAAAAACACGACTTACAATAGAGTATTAAACGCAATAACTAATAATTAAATTAATTTAAAATGGCAAATAGTTTAAACACACCAATAACTACTACTTACGCTGGTGAATTTGCAGGAAAATATATTTCTGCAGCACTATTAAGTGGTAAAACTTTAGCAGAGGGGAATATTACAGTAGTACCTAATGTTAAATATAAGCAGGTAATGAAAAAAGCTGTTTCAGGAGACCTAGTAAAAGACGCAACTTGTGACTTTTCAGGAGAATCAAACGTATTAACATTATCTGAAAGAATTTTAACACCTGAAGAGTTTCAAGTAAACCTTGAGTTGTGTAAAAAAGACTTTAGAAGTGACTGGGAAGCAGCTCAAATGGGATATTCTGCATTTGACAACTTACCACCTTCTTTCTCTGACTTTTTAATTGCACACGTTGCAGATAAAGTAGCTCAAAGAATGGAAACTAACATCTGGACAGGTACTAACGCAACATCAGGTCAATTTGATGGATTCATCACTACATTAACAGCAGATGGTGACGTTAATGACGTAACAGGTACAGCATCAACAGCAGCTAACATTATTGAAGAGCTTGGTAAAATTGCTGATGCAATTCCAAGTGCTGTATATGGTGCAGAAGATATGACTATCTACTTACCTTCTAATATGTATAGAAACTACATTAGAGCTTTAGGTGGATTTGGTGCTTCAGGATTAGGAGCAGCAGGTACTGACAACAAAGGTACACAGTGGTATAACGGTGGTGCTGGTCTTCAGTTTGATGGTATTCAAATTGCACACGCACCAGGATTATCAAATAGTGACGCTGTAGCAGCTGAAAAATCAAACTTATTCTTCGGTACAGGTCTATTATCTGACCAAAATGAAGTAAAAGTAATTGATATGGCTGACCTTGACGGTTCTCAAAATGTGAGAGTTGTTATGAGATTTACTGCTGGTATTCAGCACGGAATTGGTGGTGATATTGTATTATACGCTACTGCATAATAAATAATTGTTCAACTTAAGAAAGGGTAGGTAAGCCTTGAGCCTACCACCCTTTTTTTATATAAAAAATAAAAATTATGGCTTGTGATTTAACATTAGGAAGAAAAGAACCTTGTAAAGATGTCGTTGGTGGTATAAAAAACGTATATTTTACTGATTTCGGAGACTTTGGTACTGTAACATTAACAGATGACGAAATTACTGATATGTCAGGTACTTTTACAGCATTTAAGTATGAAGTAAAAGGAAATTCATCATTAGAACAGACTGTTAACGCTTCAAGAGAAAACGGAACTGTATTCTATGAGCAAACACTTAACTTAACTCTTAAGAAGTTATCTAAAGAAGATAATAAAGAATTAAAGTTATTAGCTTACGGAAGACCTCACGTTGCTGTTGAAGATTATAACGGAAACGTAATGGTTGTAGGACTTGAACACGGTGCAGATGTATCAGGAGGTACAATTGTAACAGGTGCTGCAATGGGAGACTTAAGTGGATACACATTAACATTAACTGGTATGGAAACAAAACCAGCTAACTTTGTATCTTCACCTACAACAGCTGACCCATACGCAGGTATGTCAAGTGCAACTGTAACTGTAACAGTAGGTACTAACTCTTAAACATAGGAGATTTTCTTAAACATAGAAAGGGGACTTTAATAGTCCTCTTTTTTTTTGAACAATATTAAGCTTTATAGGTTATATAAGTATGATAAGACTATCACCTACAACATCATCTCAAACAATTAGTATAATACCTAGAGTATATACGGTTGCAAGTGACTTATCTATGGTTATCGTAGAAGATGGAACAAGAAAAACACAAACTATAAATAGTATTACATCTTCTTTATCATCTAATGGTAATTTCTTGCAGATGTCTATAGCTTTTAGTATTTTAACAGCTGAAAATAGTTATTCGTTTGAATTGAAGCAAGGAAGCACATTATTATACAGAGGAAAAGCATATTGTACTTCTCAAACCGATAATACAACAGACCACACTTTAAACAGTAATAAATATAATGAGTATGTTGGTACTGATACGGATGACCAAAAATACATAATATTATGAGCGAAATAAAAGTAATAAATTTATCTGGGTACGAAGTACCAACTATTAAAGAATCACCAAGAAATGATTGGATAGAATATGGTGATAATAATGACTATTTTGGTGAGTTAATAGAAAGATATTTAGGAAGTCCTACTAATTCAAGGTGTGTTAATGGTATAACAGATTTAATTTATGGTAGAGGATTAAATGCAACAGATTCAGAAGATAATGCTGTTCAGTTTGGACAGATGGAAGCTTTATTAAAAGATAAAGATGTAAGAAGAATTGTAAGTGATTTAAAGTTATTAGGGCAAGCTTCTATACAAGTTGTTTACAATAAAGCAAAAACTAAAATAATGCAACTACAGCATTTTCCTGCTGAAACATTAAGAGCAGAAAAAGCTAAAAATGGAAAAGTTGAAGCATATTATTATCATCCAAAGTGGAGTGAAATTAAACCTAATGATAAACCAAAAAGAATACCAGCTTTTAAGTTTGGTAAGAAAAGTGAAAAAGTAGAGATATATTATATAAAGCCATATAGAGCTGGATTTTATTATTACTCTCCTGTAGATTATCAAGGATGTTTACAGTATTGTAGTTTAGAGGAAGAAGTATCAAATTACCACATTAACAATATACAAAATGGTTTAGCTCCTAGTCTTTTACTTAACTTTAATAACGGTATTCCAGGTGATGAAGCACAAGATTTAATAGAAAGAAAGATATATGATAAATTCAGTGGGTCTTCTAATGCTGGTAAATTTATATTATGTTTTAATGAAGATAGTGAAGCTCAATCAACAGTAGAGCCTATTCATTTACCTGATGCTCATGCACAATATGAGTTTTTAGCTAAAGAATCAAGAGAAAAGATAATGATTGGTCACGGTGTTGTTTCTCCTATATTACTTGGTATTAAGGATAATACTGGTTTTGGTAATAATGCAGAAGAATTAAGAACAGCAAGTGTTTTAATGGATAATATTGTAGTTAGACCATTTCAAACCTTACTAATCAACTCTTTTAAAGAACTATTATCATTTAATGGTATAAATCTTAATCTTTATTTTGTTACTCTACAGCCAATTGAGTTTACACAGCTTGATAATATAGAGACAAAGATAAAAAGAGAGGAAGAAACTGGTGAAAAGCTATCAAGTCAAGAAAAGAATGACTTTGATGATGAACAGGGAGATGATTTATTATCACAACTAGAGTCATTAGGGGAAAAAGTAGATGAAAACGATTGGGAGTTAGTACATACAGAAAAAGTAGAAGATACAGAAGCAGAGTTTGACTTTACTAAACTTGCAGAAGTATCAAAAGATGACGCTAAACCTAATAAGTCTTCATCACAAGACAATTCAACATATAAGGTTCGTTATTCTTATGCTCCTGTAAGAAATTCAGCTAATAGTAGAAGGTTTTGTATGAGAATGGAAACATTAACAGGACAAAATCTTGTATTTAGAAAAGAAGATATTAATTTGATGTCTTTTAGAGGTGTAAATAAAGAATTAGGTCATAAAGGACAAAACTATTCATTATTTAAGTATAAAGGCGGTGTAAATTGTCATCACTATTGGGAATTAAAGGTATATAAGAAGAAGGTTTCAGACAGCAACCTTGTCAATGAGTCAGAAGCAATAAAAGATGGCTTAAAAGAGCCTAAAAACGCTCCTGAAGTAGAAATTGCACCAAAAGATATGGCAAACAAAGGACATCATCCAAATTATAAAAAATGAAAGCATTATTCATAACATTAGAAGAGTTAAAAAGAAAGTCTATAATAGACGGTAATGTAGATACTGATAAACTCATACAGTTTGTAGAAGTAGCTCAAGATACTGTTATACAAAATTATCTTGGTACTAGATTGTATGATACATTACAGGCTCAAGTAATTGCTGATAATTTAAGTACTGACAATTCAACTTTAGTTAATACTTATATAAAACCAATGCTTATTTGGTACACACAAGCAACATATTTACCTTATGCTGCATATCAAATATCTAATGGTGGTATATATAAACATAATAGCGAAAATGCAACTTCTGTATCAGAATCAGAGATAACAAAACTAACTAGACATGCTACAGAAACAGCAGATTTTTATGCTAAAAGGTTTATTGATTATATAGATGATAATTTAGAATTATATCCTGACTATATAGGAAATCAAGATGGTGGAATGTATCCAGAGAGGGATGTTAATTTTACAGGATGGGTACTATAAAGAAGAAACAAACATATAAACCAAAAAAAGAAAACGAATTTAAATTAAGTAGTTATTTAAAAAAGATAAAAGATGTCATTCGGAAGCGTATATGATGATAGCTGGTGGGGAAATGACAGTGAATCTAATAATTGGGGAATAATTTATCCAGTATAAGAAAATGGGATTTGGTTCAGTATATAGTGTAAGTTGGTTTGGTAACGTAAATGAAGCAAATGGATGGGGTATAGTTTATCCATTTGATGCAGATGGTTCTTACTTGACAGTAGATACGACATTATTTAGTGCAGATAGCACAACTTTAACAGCAGATGCAACAGTATATTAAAATAAAATAAAATGGCAAAACAAACAATAAATATAGGTACTTCAGCAAATGATGGGACAGGTGACCCATTAAGAAGTGCTATGGACAAAACTAACGATAACTTTACAGAGTTATATAATGGTGCTGGTGGTGTTGCTGATGGAGCAGTTACTACAGCAAAATTAGCAGCAGATGCTGTAGATTCAGATAAAATAGCTGATGGAGCAATAGACGCAGTACATATAGCAGATGACCAAATTACTTATGCTAAAATGGGAGCAGAGTTTACTACTTCAGCTACTATATCAGCAAGTGATGTTGATTGGTCAGCAGCTGCAGTACATACAAAAACATTAGGTGCAAATACTACATTAACATTTTCTAATGTATCAACAGGGATGGTTATAGATTTAGTAATTGACGGTAACTATACATTAACACTCTCAGCAAGTGTAAAAGAAATTAGCGGTACTTATGATGGTACTGTAACAAACTTAATTCAAATTGTATCAACTAACGGAGCTACTGAACAGTGGGCAACAATATCAAAAGAAGCATAATTATGAAAGCAGTAAATAACAACGGAATTATTACAACTTATCCAGATGTACCTAATAAATTCAGGTCATCAACAGGTTATCACTTAAATGCAAGAAGTATGACTTCTGACGAGTTAAGAAATGCTGGTCTATTTGATGTAATCATAGATGAAAATTATGACTCAAGAATACACACACTTGGAGAAATCTATTTTGATTCAGCTTCATCAGTATTTAGAAAAGATGCAATAGATATTACTTGGAGT